CAGGCATCATATGCATTAGATCACATAGCGTCTGTTGTTCTAGGTGAGAAGAAACTTTCTTACTCTGAATACGGTTCTCTACATGGACTCTATAAACAAAATCACCAGAAGTTTATTGACTATAATATTCGTGACGTTCAAGTCGTTGATAAGATAGACAAGCAAACTGGTTTGATGGATCTAGCATTGATCGTGGCATACAAAGGTGGCGTAAACTACAATGATGCGTTCGGTACAACTGGTATATGGGATTCAATCATATATCGATATCTGTACGATCTCAAAATTGCAGTGCCACCTGCCACCCGCAAGCATAAAGATCCATATCCTGGTGGTTATGTGAAAGAGCCTAAAGTTGGCATGACTGAATGGGTAACGTCATTTGACTTAAACTCACTTTATCCCAACCTCATCGTGCAGTACAATATGTCACCCGAGACACTAGTTAAAGGTGATGATTTCACTGCCAGTGGTGTAGAACACTATCTAAAGAATCCAGTGTCTGATGCACCTAGAGAACGTGACCTATCAGTTGCCGCTAATGGTTCGATGTATCGTAAAGATAAGCGTGGTGTTTTCCCAACTATCATTATTGGTCTTTATGATGAACGTGCTGTGATCAAAAAAGAGATGCTTAAACTTAAGCAAGAAAATGAAGGTAAAAACTCAGCAGACTTGAAGAGACAGATAAATATACTAGAGAACACTCAGCAAGCTATTAAGATTTTGTTGAACTCTCTTTATGGTGCATTAGGTAATCAATACTTTAGATACTTTGAAATGGTTATCGCAGAAGGCATCACATTGTCTGGTCAGCTATCTATCAAATGGGCAGAGCAGGCTATGAACAGAGCCATGAATAACATATTGAAATCTGATGATGAAGATTATGTGATCGCTATGGACACTGACTCGTTATATGTTAACATGGGACCTCTTGTTGAGGCAGTGAAGCCTAATGATCCGGTGAAGTTTATCGATCAAGCGTGTGAGCAAAAACTGGTGCCTATCTTAGAGAAAGCGTACCAAAACATGTTTGAGAATATGAATGCATACGACAATCGTATGGTCATGGCACGTGAAGCTATAGCAGACAAGGGTATATGGATGGCAAAGAAACGCTATATACTTAACGTACACAACAACGAAGGGGTTCAATACGCAGAACCAAAACTCAAGATTATGGGCATTGAAGCCGTCAAGTCCTCAACGCCTCAAGTGGTGCGTGACAAATTTGTAAAAGCGTACCGCATTATGCTTAACTCTACAGAGAAAGAATTGCAAGAATTTGTGAAGAACTTCTACGAAGAGTTCAAGTCTTTACCACCTGAAGATGTATCATTTCCTCATGGTGTGAGTGACAATGAAAAGTGGCGAGATAAGAATACCATCTATAAGAAAGGTACTCCTATCCACGTCAGAGGCGCCTTGCTATTCAATCAACAGATGAAGAAGCACGGACTATCAATGGAAGAAGTCAAGAATGGTAGTAAAGTCAAGTTTTGTTACATGAAGATGCCAAATCCTGTGATGGAGAATGTAATATCTTTCCCACAGTTTTTGCCTAAAGAGTTTGGTCTAGATCCTGATATTGATTATGAAACTCAATTTAACAAAACGTTCAAAGAACCGTTGAAGATGGTGTCCGATGCCATCAACTGGGAACTTGAACACATAAACTCATTGGAGGGTTTTTTCTCATGACAGACGATATATTTGATTTCGGCTTTACCGCAGTCGATGAAACAGAACTAGAAGCGGTACAAAAAGCAAACATTCAGATCACAGAGACAAGTGGCACTGCTGATCAGTTACAAACGAAGTTAGACAAGTTGTATAACTCTATTAGTCCACTACTTAATAGCCTTAAGGCAAACCCAGAGAAAGAGTATATTCTTTGGCCTAATCGTACAGGAAAGATTGAACAATTTGAAAAGAAACTGTTTGACATATACACGGGTTGATGCTATAATAGGCGCAATGAAACAAAATCTAAACAATGGAGAATTATAAATGTCATCCTTAATGGAAAAACTCGCAAAAAACTCGACTATCAAGTCGACCGCTCCTATCATGGACTCAAAAGTCTTTGGTAAGAAAGATATGGCACCAACGTCTGTACCTATGGTAAACGTTGCACTGTCAGGTAAACTAGATGGTGGACTAAGTCCAGGCTTGCTAATGTTAGCTGGTCCATCTAAGCACTTCAAATCAGCATTCGCATTGCTGATGGCTGCCGCTCATCAAAAGAAATATAAAGACAGTGTTATACTGTTTTATGATTCAGAGTTTGGTACACCACCAGAATACTTCAAGTCTTTTGGTATTGATATGGATCGTGTTATTCACACACCGATTACAGATGTCGAGCAGTTAAAGTTTGATATCACTAATCAGTTGAATGACTTAGATAAGAAAGATAACGTTTGTATCGTAATCGATTCTATTGGTAACTTAGCATCTAAGAAAGAAGTTGATGATGCACTAGACGGTAAGTCTGTGGCAGATATGTCACGTGCAAAGCAGATGAAATCTCTGTTTCGTATTGTAACACCTCATCTCAATCTAAAAGATATTCCTTTGATCTGTGTGAATCACACTTACAAAGAAATTGGTCTGTTCCCTAAAGACATCGTGTCTGGCGGTACTGGTGCTTACTATTCTGCTGATGCTATTTGGATCATCGGACGTAGACAAGAGAAAGAAGGCACTGAGATCAAGGGCTACCACTTTGTAGTCAATATCGAAAAGTCTCGACATGTGCGTGAAAAGTCTCAGATCCCTATTACTGTTACCTTTGATGGTGGTATCATGAAGTGGTCTGGACTACTAGAAGTTGCAGAGAAAGCTGGCTATGTACATAAGCCAAAAGTTGGTTGGTATGAAGCCCTTAATCCAGAGACTGGTGAAGTTCTGAGTGATAAGATGATGCGGGCAAAAGAGATCGTAGACAATAAAGATTTCTGGTTAATGATGTTTGAGAAAACAAATCTTGCCAAACACATCGAAAAGGTGTATACTATTGCTTCTAGTGCGGGTCTCATCAGTGATGATTCTCAAATTGAAATCGCTGATGAGGAGATAGTGGCGAATGATTGAAAACACCGTTCTTGCGGGACTCTTACATAACGAAGATTATATGCGAAGAGTTATACCTTTTCTTAGTGAAGATTACTTCGGTGACTTCACTGAGAAGACTGTATTTAAATCTATAACAGAATATATTGCAAACTACAATAGTGTGCCAACCAAAAGCGCCTTAAAGATTGCTATCGATGAGAAAAGCAACATATCAGATGATCAGTATACTACAATCATTGAAACGATTGATGGTCTAGATTATGATGCTAAAACTGATTTAGATTGGATCGTAGATAAGACTGAGAAGTTCTGCCAAGACAAGGCAGTCTTTAATGCTGTTCGTGAATCCATTCTTGTGTTAGATGGCAATCACAAAGATTTAGATAAGGGTTCTATTCCTGATCTATTGACTAAGGCACTTGGTGTATCTTTTGATCAGAATATTGGTCACGACTTCCTCGAACAACCAGAAGATCGATATGAGTTCTATCATACGAAAGAAGACAAAGTTGCGTTTGACTTAGACTTATTCAATAAGATCACTAAAGGTGGCTTGTCTCGTAAATCTCTGAGTATTGCTCTCGCAGGTACTGGTGTTGGTAAGACGTTGTTCATGACACACTGTGCGGCTGCCAATCTTATGGATGGTAAAAACGTTCTATACATTACTATGGAAATGGCAGAAGAGAAGATTGCTGAACGTATTGACGCTAATCTCCTAAACACTACGATTGATGCACTTCAAGAAATACCTAAAGATGTGTATATGAAGAGAGTTGACAGAGTGAAAGGCAAGACTACTGGTAAGTTGATTGTCAAAGAGTATCCGACTGCTAGTGCTGGTTCTGCACATTTCAGACATCTTTTAAACGAATTAAAGCTAAAAAAGAACTTTAGACCAGATATCGTGTACATCGATTATCTAAATATATGTACTAGTTCGAGAATGAAAGCTGGCGCTAATGTGAATTCTTACACGCTTATCAAAGCAATCGCTGAAGAGTTGCGTGGTTTGGCAGTAGAGTTTAACGTGCCTATCTTAAGTGCTACACAAACAACTCGTACTGGTTATAGTAGTTCAGACTTAAACTTAGAAGATACTTCTGAGTCCTTTGGTCTACCAGCAACTGCTGATTTTATGTTTGGTCTGATCTCAACTGAAGAGTTAGAGGGTCTAGGGCAACTGATGGTAAAACAATTAAAGAACAGGTGGGGTGACACTAATTATCTGAAACGTTTTGTAATAGGAATTGATCGATCTAAGATGAAATTATTTGATGCTGAAGAATCAGCACAAGATTTAGTTGATGATACTCCTGTTGCAGATAAGGGTAACTTTTCTAGTAGAATGAAAGAAGAGAAGTCCAACGACGGTAGTGTCTTATCCTATAGAAAGCGAAATACTGAGAAGAAATCAAACTTTGGTGGCTTCAAATAATAAAGGAATAAATGAGAATATACTGGAATAAATTTCACTCGATGATGAAGAGTGGAAGAATACATAGAGTATTAAACAAATACTTAAGTTAGGAGAAACATATGTGGTTGTGGATTTTAAGTAACGTAGCGGGGTCACTATTAGGTGCCGCATCTACAAAATGGTTCAAAGATACTAGAGCAGGTCATTGGTGCTATAACAAGTTCGATGATATTGCTGATTGGGCTACCGAAAGGTATGGCGTTGATATTCTTGATAAAGAAAACATTGCTTGGAAATCCAAGTATCCAAATGTATCTAAGAAGATTGATGAGTTAGAAGCAAAGATAGTTGAATTAGAGAAGAACAGTCACCCTTGCAAAGAACTACATGAGTTCGATGTATGGCCGGAGTTAGATGCTAGAATCAAAAAACTAGAGGAAAAGACTTTTTGGAAAAAATAATGCTCTATCTTGTAACTAAAGTCAACAAAGAGTTTCAAGTTTTAGAACAGTCCACCGGACTTAATCTATTCACTACG